CGCTTTCTCCCACGGTCGCGGACCGAACGTCTCAGAGAACGGTCTGGCAGGGCTGCAGCGCCAGAACAATGTGGATGCCACCGGTTGGATGGGTGAGAAGACCTTCAACCTGATCCGCTCCGCCCGGATCAGTGACGGCCTCCCCGGTGCTGGCGAGCCGATTCTGGACGCAACCGCGATCGACCTGCTGGAGCGCTTCGCGAAGCAGTACGCGAACACCGACTGGCGGCAGCGCTCGATGCAGCACATGGAGGCGCGTGTCGGCTACACCGAACAGCCGGCCAACTCGAACTGCGACAACCGCGAGGACGGGATCCGCGCCGCCCAGGACGCGACCGCTGGCGGCGAGGCGTGGCTGCGCTACCAGCCCTGGTGCGGCTGCTGGTGCTACTACGCGCTCGAGACGGCGGAGGTGCAGGGCATCGACTCACACCTGGCGTCGGTGGCTGCGATCGAGGACTACGCGAAACAGGGCGCGAAATGCTACCGCGGCTGGACGACCGATCGCTCGAAGATCAAGAAGGGCGACTTGGTGGTGATCGGCGGCTACGGCGTCCACGTCGAGATGGTGCGCGGCCCCGCGCAGTCCGACAGCGGCATCCCGACCTACGGCGGGAACACCTCTCCGGGGAACTCAGGTTCGCAGTCGAACGGCGGTGGCGCCTACAAGCGTGTCCGTTACCCATCGGAGGTGCGTGGCTTTGCGCTCGTCAGATTCCCACAGGAGTGAGATCAAAGAGCCGGCGGACGTTCCCGACTGGAGCAAGCAGCCGGCCTCCGACCACCTGCTAGACCCGTTCGTGCTCGCCCGGATCGTGCGCGAGGCACGTCAGCACGAGTTGCTGCCGAAAGTGCGCGACCTGTGATCTTGGCGTTCAGCGACGCTGAGACGATCGTCGCGATCGTCGCTGTCTTCTTTATCGTGCTCGCGCTGATCGTGCTCGCCCGTCTCACCATGCGCGCACTGCCGCCCTCCTACTCGCACTGGCGCTTCGGTGTCTTCGTAGAACGCGAAGGCAACGCACCCGACGACGACGATCCGTCGGAGCAGATCACACAGACCTGGCCGAAGTCCGACTGAGCGACCAGCAACGCATCGTTCTGCTCGGGGTGGTGCTCGGACTCATTCTCTACGCCCGTTTCGCGGGTTGGATCTAGGAGGCACATGACCAGAGGGGAGATGACGACGCGCATCCAGCAGTGGCTGGGCCTGCAGCAACTCGACGACCTCAACGAGCTGCCCCTGGTTCAAGACCTCCTCTACCGAGGCACCATCGACATGCTTGCCCGCACCCGCTGCGTCGCCCGCTGTGTTCACCTGCACACGCAAGCGGGTGTCGGCACGTACACGCTCGACCACTCCATCCTCTCGCTCGTCGACATAGAGGACGGCGCGGTGCGGCGCACGCGGCGCGACCAGGTCGGCTGGGACGGCAACGGCTACATCGGCACGGTCGTCTACCCGCCCAACTCGATCGTGGTCTGCTCGTTCACCTTCACGATGATCCGCGCCGACATCCTGCGCCTCAACCCGGCGCCGGCCCAGGACGGCGAGGTGGACGTCTGGGCGGTGCTGCGCCCGTCGAAGATGGACGAGGACACCGACTCTCCGGGCGACGAGGCCTACGGCGCGATCCCCGAAGAGTTCCAGGACGCGATCGTGCTCTACGCGACCTGGCACGCCGCCGACTACGGCGACGACAGCTCGAGTCAGATGGGTGAGCGCTATCGCGTTCTCTACGAGGGCCAGGACGGCAACGGCGGCAGGCTGCGCGAGATCCGCAAGCTGGTGAACAAGCGCGGCACGGCGCGCGCGCCGGCGCGTCGCGTCAGGCTCGCGAGCTTGGCTGACCGCCGGCGTGCGGTCGGATGAGCAGCCCGAACAGCCTGCTCGGGCAGGCGCGCTCCTTCGCCAGGGACTTCCCGCGCGACCAGATGCCGCGCCAGTACCTCTGGGACGTCGTCGACTACGTGCCGCTCGTGATCGACGCCAACCTGACCGGTCGCGGCGGCTGGACTTGGGGGTCGACCGTGCTGGGCGGCGACGCCACTTCCGGCATCCTGGCGCCCTTCCCGACCGGCGAGCGGCTGCTCGTCACTGGCGCCGACAACCAGTGGTACGAGATCGACCAGAACAGCCCGTACACGGCGACGCCGCGCGGCGCCTGTCGGCCGGGAAAGCAGAACCCGATCGCCGCTGGATCCGCCGCCGCCGGCGGCACAGCGATCGTCGCCTTCGATGCCACTCGCGCGCAGGTCCCGCAGATCCTGTCCTCGCCGAGCACGACGCTCACCTTCGCCGACATGCACGCGAGTGCGCCGAAAGCGCCGGTCGGCACCTACTACAACGACATGATCGTCGTCGGCGGCGCACCCGGTGCAGAGAACATCATCTCCTTCAGCTACCCCGGCGCGCTCCAGAACGCCTGGGACTCGATCTCGCAGCTCGGCGCACCGAAACCAGTCACCGCCCTGGCCGCGCTGCGCGCCGTGATCATCGTCTTCCACGCCGGCTCGACCTCGCGCATCCGCGGCAGTGTCCCTGACCGCTCGACCGGGCACGGCGACATGGGCCTCGAGCCGCTCTTCGACCGCGTCGGCACAACCGACCCGCGCACGATCTCCTACTGGCAGGACAGCGTTATCTTCGCCGACGAGCACGGCGTGCACGTCACCGACGGCGCGATCATCCGCAACCTTTGCTCACAGGGCGGCATCCTCTACTACTGGCGCCAGCTCTACGCGAACCAGATCTCGCTCGCGGCCTGCACCTTCCTCGACTACTACCAGATCACCGTTCGCCGCAGCGACGGCACGAACGTCACGCTCGTCTGCGACCTGAACCGACGCCAGTGGTTCCGGCTCTCGAACATCTACGCGATCTCCTACGTCGCCTCCTCAGGCTCGACGGGGATGGAGCGCATCTGGGCGAGCATGGCCGGCACGAAGCGGCTCGCGCGTATCGGCCCCGTCTACTTCCCGATCACCGCCGGCACCTCGACAGCGAACGTCGACGCTGACGGCACGCCGATCCTTCCTTCGCTCGAGACCGGCTGGTACGCGCTCGGGCGTGAGGGACGCAAGCGCGCGCGCTTCGCCTACCTCTCCTACGACGCGCGCCTCACACCGATCACAGACAAGAGCCTCGGCGGCGGACTCGCTGACCCGCTCGAGGGCGAGCAGCTCGAGGCGCCTGTCGTCGACGCGACCTCCCCGATCTTTGCCTTCGACTTCGTCACCGATCCCTACAACGAGGCCTACACCGCGATGGGTGGCTTGCCGCCGACCACACGTCGCAGCCGTTACCGGCTTCCGGTCAACCGCGCAACCTACGGTCTCGCCTTCCGCGTGCGTCAGCTGCAGCCCTCGACGATCACGCGCATCTACGACCTGGCCGTCGACAGCGAAACGATGGAGGCGTCTCGGCATTGAGCACTGTCGACTCACCGCTCACGATCAACGTCGGCGGCGTCGACAACAAGCCGCTCACAGACCAGGAGTTCCAGCTCCTGCAGCGGCTGCTCTCCGACCCCTTCTCGTTGCCGATGCAGTTCAAGACCTGGCTGGTCAGCTACCTGGAGACCTCCGATCTCTCGCTGCCGCTCGGCGCTGTGCAGGGACTGACCACGCTGCTCGGGATCACCGGCGTTGGCGCCAGCGGCACGCTTGGCATTCTGCCAGCTGGGATCATCCTTCCCTACGGCGGGGGGAGCGCTCCGGCCGGCGCCAAGATGTGCAACGGGGCCAGCTACTCGCGCACCGCGGAGGCGCGTCTCTTCGCAGCGATCGGGACCGCCTTCGGCGCTGTCGACGCGAACAGCTTCAACGTGCCCGACATTCAGGAGCGGATCCCGATCGGGCGCGGCACGATGGCGGATCTGGACGCGGTTGGCAAGACGGAGAACCCTGCCCAACCGCTCGGCTCGCGTGGCTACAAGCACCGGCACACGAAGACTGGCTCCGCCACCAAGACCGGCGCGGTGACGCTGACCGGGGCGAACTCGTCGCTCACCCTGGCTGGCTACACCGCCGTCAGTTCAACTCCTGGCTCAGGCGGGGCGGGGTTCACCACGGGTGACCGCGCCGTTGCCAACAACTTCGGCCTGGGCGGCGCAAACTCCAGCCTTGGTATCAGCGACACGATCGGGGTCAGTGACACGATCAGCATCGGCCCGCCAGGTGCGCCGATGATCGACGGACCCGCGGTGCTGGTTCTCAATTTCATCATCGTCGCCTGAGAGGAGGCACAGATGGCAAAGGTCAAGATCCCGAAGGGTCTCCTCGTCGATCCCGGCGTTGCCGGCAACACGACACTCGGCGGCGGCATCAACGCGCCTCGCGGTCTCGGCTCGGGGATCCTGCAGGACGCCGGCGTCCGCGGTCAAGTCCTGGGCGCACCCGGCCAGATCCCCGGCACGTACAACGGCAACCCACTCTGGACGATCCCCAACGCCGGCGACGGCGTTGACTGGCCGGAACTCGTCCCCGCCGGAGGCTGGGCGAGCGTCCCTGGTGCTGTGCCGGCGAGCACCGTCCCCGGTTACGGTGGCGGTGGCGGCGGCGGCGGCGGTGGTGGTGGCGCCGTCCCGCCGAAGACGCGCCCCGACTACTTCTCGACGCTCTTCGACGACCCGTCCTACCAGCAGGCGCTCGCGACCTTCAACGAGCGCATGGGCGGCTCGCGCGCCAACCTGCGCTCACAGCTACGCAACCTGGTCATCAACTCCGGCTACACGCCTGACATGAGTGACCCGACGCTCTCCCAGTACGCCGACGATCTCGACCAGCTGACACTCGACCGCGCCGGCAACAACTCGCAGTCGCTGCGCGCGCAGCTGCAGCGCCAGCACGACAACGCGCTCAACGACCTCTCCTACCAGCTCGCTGGCCGCGGCGGTGGGCTGGTCGGCTATGGC